CGCCCAGGGTATCAACCGCAGTGCTGACCGCTGCTCGTATTTCGTTCTTGAAGTTGCCAGAGGCGACCGAGGCATCAACCAAGCCCTGAGTCGCCTTCAGTATGAACGGTGCCAACGCAACGGCGAAAGTGTTGCCGACGCCGTCAATGACCCGCTTCAGTTCATCGAACGCATCATTCACCACCTCAAGCTTCGCCGCGTCCACGCGCGAGAGGGTAAAGCCGAGCTCCTCAGCACGCTTCTTCGCCTTCTCCAACCCCTCACTGCCGAGCCGTACAAAGTTCCCGTTCTCCATGAACCCACGGCCGAACGCTTCCATGCCAAGGGCGGTCTTGTCCGCTTGGTTTTCAATGGCGTTCAGCTTGTCGCTGACCATACCAAGGGCGACCTCAGGCGACGCGCCACGCAACGCAGCCATATCAACGCCGAGCCGGCGGAACGTCTCCGCAGCTGCGTCGTTACCATTAGCAGCGTCAGATATGTGCCGCTGCAAGATCTGCGACATGCGGGTGACCGACTGCAATTCCACGCCGACATCGTCAGCCGCCACCTGCCAACCGTACAAGGCCTCGATCTGGATGTTGGTCTTATCAGATAGCTTGGCCATTGCGTCGGTCGCGTCCAGTGAATTCTTCACCAGGAGCGCAACCCCGCCGACCGCTGCCGTTGTGGCTGCCACGCCCACGGCGGCGATGGTCTTGGCAACCATTGCCATCGCCTCGGCGACCCCACCCATGGTCGGCTTCAGGCTGCTTGCCCACTTCTTGGCATAGTCACCGGCAGATTCCAGCCCCTTGCGGAAAGCCGTACCGTCTGCCGTTACCTCTACGACTAGCGTGTCAATCGGTGTGGTCACAGTTTGCCCATCTCTATCAGGTGTTGCTCAAGGTCCGTGATATCGCTCTTGGTCTTAGGGGCATCCTTGTCTGCCTTAGCGCGAGGGGGCGCTAGTTCGTCCATCTTGAAATCGTAAAGAGCCCAGTACTCTTGCGGGGATAAGAGCCACGCCTCGGACGGCTGGAGTTGGAAGACGATAACCGCCGAAGCGAAGTACCGTAACCACTCCACCCGCGTCGACCCATCATCGGCGGGACCATCCGAAGCGGGGCTCAGCTTGGTTTTGGGCCGGAATGCAGCGCCTCCGTAAGCATGCGTGACACCGGGCCAGCAACCTCAGCAGGTGGCGTTCGGCGAAGCCACTCACCGATGTCGTTGAACGCTGGCGGCTGGCCACCTGCTGCGATGATGCCCTGCTGAATGACGATCGCCATGTGCCCATATCGGACGTGCCCACCGACAAGCTCCATCACCACTTGCGTGATGGGCCTGTCAAGCAGGTCCTCCACGCGGGTGAGGAACTTGAAGCTGGGCTTCATGGTGTAGTCTTTGTCGTTGATGTTGAGAACGATTTCGCCGGATGGGTCGGACATATCGTGCTCCTTTACTGGTAGAGGTTAGGGGGTGTACGTGATCGTGCCGCTCGACATGAGCTTCAAGGTGTAGGTTTCTTCCTTGTCGTGGTCGCCGTTGCGCTCCATCGATGCGACCTGGAACTTGCCCACCCAGGTATCGCCAAGGCCGGACAGGACCTTGAAGTAGCGGATCTGCCCCGTGTTGGCGGCACTGCGCATGGTCGTCAGCGAGGCACCGTCAGACATCGGGCCAGACAGCGAGATGTCAAACGAGCGGAGCCCGCCTTCCAGCAGCTCGCGGGCCGGCATCACGTCTTTCTCCGTGACATCGATCTGCTCGTTGTTGATGGAGAGCTGCGTGGCCCGCATGGATGCGACGGTCACGAAGTTGGTGGGGGTGGCAACGTCGCCAACCTGCACCAGGAAGTTCTTGCCGAGATACTTGGTCATGGTGGAAACTCCAGAAAAGGGTTAGAGAAAGGTTATGGAAGGGCAGCTTAGCCAGTGATGCCGGAGTAGCCAGCAAGGAGCTTGATCTTATTGCCGGTCTTGCCGATGCCGATGATGGCCCGCAGCCACCCAGCGGCAAGGTCAGCGACGGCAGCGATACCGCCTGGGGTGGCACTACCAACGAAGACCGCACCGTTGGCAGGGGCAGCGCCGGCACCGATGGTGATCTCCGCACCAGCGGCTTCTTGCCAAGCCACGGTCTGGCCTGCGGCTGCGTTGCAGACCGCGATCCCCGGCTGGAACACGTTCACGGCTGTGTCGTTGGCATCCCACAGCTTGACGGTGAGGGTGGTGGTGTCAAGGCACACAACCTGACCCGCAGTGATCGCAGCGGCGGCGATACCTTTGCGGATGTCATAGTTGGTGTCGGGCAGAACTTGGGAGGCGGTAACGGTGAGATCAGCCATGGTGAAACTCCTTGAGGGTTAGACGAGCACCCGGTAGCGGTCGATGCCGTGCCAGTTGGTGCCGTCGAGGTTGCGGGTTATACGATCAATGAAGCGGATGAGGTACACACTGCGGTCGCCCACTTGAATGAGCTGCTCGCGCTCGTGCAGCAATGCGTAGATGCGACCTTGGATCTGGTTCAGCCGCTCTTGTCCGCGCTGATTGGGGGAGCCGTCGAAGGTGTGGATGGTCGTGGTAAACTCTTGGCCAGCTGCGGTCTTGTCCCCGTAGTCCAGCACCAAGTCATCGCCGAGGCGGATGTATGGGCCGACCGACCCCTGTGGAACGTTATCGTACACGCGAGCGGGGTTGCCGATCCAGCCCTGCAAGATGGTGTCTGCCTTCAGCACACCAAGCAGAGCGATCCGCCAGAGGAGGCCATAGTCAGTTGCCACGGTGCGCCTCCTTCATCAGCTCGACAACCGCTTGCTTGTTACGGTTGGCAGCCGGGCGCATGAAGGGGCGCTCCTCAATCCGGCCGTCATCAGTGCCAAGCTCAAGGGCTGCTGCGTAAGGGGCACGGCAGGTGATGGTCACCATCTCGTCATCTGTTACTGGGTCAACCGTGATGCTGCGGACAAGGTTGCCAGTGTCTGACGCTGGGGCTTCGCCAGCCTTGGACGCTTGGTGCTTGCCATAGATCTCGCCGGTCTTAGGCCCACGTTGGATTGATATCTGCGCATCACGCTGAACAAGGTAGGCAGCTTTCATGAGGGCACGCATCCGCGCCTTCTTCTTTTCGCGGATGTGCTTGGTGATGCTTTTCTGAAGGGAGTCTAGACCCTTCACTGCAAACTGGACGGACAGGCTCATGCGCCCACCCCCATCTGGATCACCACATACATGAATTCCTTCTTGCCGTCCACGCCGTCAACCGTGCGAATGTTCCACAGCTGGCCATCAATCAACATGGCGTGCTCGTCGGTGATGCGGGCGTCGTAGTGCATGGTCAAGGTGTAGAACTTGATTCCTTTGATCTTATCCTCACGAAACTGCTCTGACCGCGCACCGAGCTGAACCTTTGCCCAGGCGGTGAACCACGGCTGGAATGTGACGACCTGCCCACCTGACGAATTCGGTAGCGTCTCAGGCGTCACCACCTGCACCGGCACGTCGAATTCTGATGGGCAGATGCACTTGCCCACGGGCTATGCCTTTTCCTTGGGGAGCTTGTCACGGGCCTCAAGCACCTTGGGGGCGATGTCAACAAAGGCCCCCTCCGCATGCGCGAGGAGCTCCGGTGATGGCTCGCTGACGAACGTGCCAGCGTCAAAGCGGCGAACGCCATCGCCGTCCGGCATGGCCAAGGGCTTAGTCAGTTTGATGCGGCGGGGAGGGCTCATTAGGCGCTGACTTTCTGTACGATGTACGGGCTAAGGGCGTCGGCCACACCGCAGCTCTGGCAGGTGTCCCCGTCGCAGAGCGCCCGGGTCTTATAGGCGTGGATCGCAACCTTGAGAATCGCCATCTGCAGAGCAGGGGGCCAGTTGTTCACAGCGAAGCCAACGGTGTCGTCATACCCTGCGGTCGTACGCACATCGATGGAGTTCTGCTGCCGCAGCTGGACTGGCCACGGTACACCATAGTTGAGCACCAGCCGGCCAAGCTGGTCCGGATCACTGTTGTCCATCCGATAGTTGGTCGACGCGAACAGCGTCTCAGTATCATTGATGTCGTAGGTGTAAACGGAATCGATCGTGCGCAATGGCATCTTCTCAAGGATAAGCATGTTCGTCTTGAATAAGCCATTCAAGGAGCCCTCGCGCATGCCACTCCACCACTTCTCCGGGGCGTAGGCAGCATCGCACGCATCAAAGAAAGTGCCAAGGGTGCGCTTCAATATGCACCGACCCGTGAACACTTCCACCGCGTCCAAGGCAGCGTTCGGCAGCAGGTCAAGAAACGGGTCCGCCGCTGGGGAGGTTATCCTCAGCGCGTCTTTGATCATAGCAACCGTGACCGGGTTGGTACCAAGGACAGTCAAGACCCGCGTTCTCAGCATTAGCGGTTCCGCTTACGCTTCGGCGGTACGACTGCCGGGGGAACCGTGGCGCCATCGTTGCCCGGCTCGGTGGACGGCTCGTCGTCCTCAGTGTCATCATCGACGGGGGCTGCCTTGGTCTCAGGCGGGGGCAAGGCTACCTTGGTCTCCTGGGCGCCTCGGGCAATGGCTGCCGCAGCAAGGTCGTCTGGCAGCGTTAGCACGTCGCCGGGCTGGCCATGGATCACATGGTTGCCGTCCAGGCTGTACGGCCAGGGCTGGGTGAGTTTGACGGTCTTGGGCATGGGTACCTCTGGGGTGGTTTGACGATGCTAAGGCCCACCAGGGCGCAAGGCCAAGGTGGGCAAAGCAAGAGGCCCGCCGTGCGTGCGGTGTGTCCGCCCCATCCCCAGAGCGGGTCACACGCACGGCCGACCTCAGATGTTAGGCAACCTCGCGAACGTTGGTGTTACCACGCACAACCACGCCGGCGATCAGCGTACTGGTGCCGCTGGTCCAGTCCGCACGCAAGGCGACGAAGTCCATGGTGCCTTTGTAGCCAACCTTCTGAGTCGTGTTGGCTGCTGCGTCCGTGAACGCGCCATCCAGATCAGCCGCTGCCACGTCGGTATAGACGCCACCCAAGGTAGCGCATTCCTGCGGCACCAGCTTGACAAGGCCAGCCGCTACGATGGCGCCTGCTACCTGCAAGAACGCCACGGACTCAGCGTTCCTAATGTCAACGCCGACATCCTTCGCGGTGTCAGCGGTGGTGACCTTGGGGTAGTAAGAAACATCGAACCCAGTATTCGCAACCACATCACCACGGGTGACGTTCATGGTGGTGGCAGCAGTGAGCATGCCCCAGGTCACCGAGAGACCCAAGAAGGCAGCAACCCCGATCGTCGGGGGCAACGTGCCAGTCGCCGAGGTCAGCAAGACCATGGTGAGCAGCAAGAGGAAGAAGGTATTGACAGAGCGCATGAGGTATTTCCTTGATGAAAGTGGGGGACTAAGCAGACCCGCCCGGCAACACACCGGGCGGGGTGCGCTCAGGTATTAGGCCGCGACCTTACCGATCTTGACCGCTTCCTTGTTCCACGCGTCTCCGCCGATGCGGATGGTCATGTAGATCAGGATCTGGCCCTTCACGGTGTACGGGTCGCGCAGGATGCGCATGCCGGTCCGGCGGACCGCCTTGTAGCCCTGCTTCATGTCGCCGTAGAGCACCGCGAGGGCGTTCGCGGCAACGTCAGCCATGTCCTGGAAGATGACCATGGGGTCACCCAAGACTTCATTCGGGGCGCCACGCTGGAGGCTCGGCTCCAGCAGGTAGCGACCTTCGCTGTCCTTCAAGGTGCGAATCGCGCGGCGGGTCTGGCGGTTGAAGTACCACTTGGCGCCGGCACGATACGCATCCTTCAGGCTTTCCTGCACCTTGATCAAGCCGTCGGCGGTGATCAGGTTGGCATCGAGCATGTTGACTTGCTCGATTTCACTGCGGAAGTTGGTGCCTGACGTGTAGGTCATGATACCACGAGGACGCTTGTTCGTGTTGGACAAGAGCATCGCGTAGTTGATCTGGCGATCAATGTATTCGCTGGCCTTGTCGATCAGGAATTGCTCGTAGTTCCACTGGCTGTCATCGAGCAGTTTCTGGGTGACCGCCGGCATGGCGTACACCTCACGCACCGGGATCGACCACTCGCCGATCTCAGGATCGTTGGTCGTGGTGCGGGTTTCCGCCTCACCAACCCAGCCAGAGCTCGCCTCGTTGTCATCGATGATGCCTTCCAAGCGGTCGGTGCCGATCGTCTCCACCGAGCACTCGCTCAGGATGGGGGAGGTCTCGTACACTTTCTTCAGGATGGCATTGCTGAATTCGCGCATCACGGTGTAGCCACCGTTCGGATCGCTGATCACCGACGCCGTCTTGCGCTCGCCCGCCACCTTGTAGTGGAAGGTCGACTTGGCTTCACGGTGTTCGCCGCTGCCGTCGTTGCTGCCAGTGCGCACGAAGTTCTCGAACGCTTGCTTGGCTGCGAGGTACTGCTCCGGGTCATGGATGCGCTGGCCATTGATGTCTTTGGCCTCGAGGTCGCCGGCGAGCTTGGCCTTGCGCCGTTCCTCGGTCAGTTCCTTTTCGAGCTTGTCGCGCTTGGCGTCCAGCTCGTCGAGGCGATCGTTGGCCTTCTTTTCAAAGGCGGCAAAGTCGCCGTCCTTCTTCTTGCTGGCGGCATCCAGCTCGTCCACTTTGGAACGGAGCTGCGTGATGGTCTCGCCGGTTTTCTGGAGAACTTCTTTGAGTTCCTGTTCGGGGGTCATGATATTGCTTTCTTGAGGAGGTGAATGGATGTGAGTAGGTCGGCGCCGCCCTTGGCTTTCAACTCCTCTGCATCCCGCAGAGCGCTGATACCCTTGGTCACGAGGGAAAGGAATTGCTTCGCCCCCTCGCGTGAAAAACCCCCTGCGTCCCGCAGGAGATCTTCCGCTTCCCTGATTGATAGACTATCCTTGCCCTCCAACGCAGAGAGCAGGGACTTGACAGATGAGATGCCGGCCTTGGGGTTCATTGGGAAGGCGGTCGGTGAGACCTCCCCAAGAGCAAGCTCGTTGAGCTCGCGGATGCGCCGGCCACCCTTGCCGTCGCGCCACGTCGGGGGCGTGGTGTTGCTGTACCCAATGGACAAGCCTTTGCCCGTCTTTGACCGTAGCATGTGGTACGCTTGCTCGGCCTTGGGAATGCCCTTACCGACCCACAGCTGGCCCTCCATCTTCAAGCCCTTCTTGTCCACTTCCATCTTTAGCCATTCACCAATCGGCTCGTTGCTATTGTGGCTAAAGAACATATGCGGCATGACGCCGGATTCGGTGGCGCTCTTCAAATACTTGTCGAACGCTCCAGGCATAACCACATCATCGCCCAGATCCACGTTGCCGAACGTGCTGCCATACCCCTTGAACCAGCCAGGAGCCTCCGTTCCGTCACTCTTCTTATCCATCTCGAAAGCATCGACAAATGGAACAAGGAGCTGGCCTTCCATTGATATCTCCTGGGTGAAATATGTAGCGTCTTTGCTACTTATCGCCAGGGATAAGTCGTCGGCGCTACTGCGACAGATACTTCAGTTCCAGTGGTACTCATGTGGGTTCTCCTAGATTTTTGATGACTTCGTTGGCGGTCACCTGCATGGCGTTCATGGCTTCATGGTCTTCGCACTCGACGTCCACACGGTATGGACCCTGAGCGGTCTGGGTGAGGAGCTCATGGCGGGCGCGAGTAGGGGACAGCAGAACTGATTTCTGGCGGACGTAGTCATAGTTTCTGTCTGGGTCAAACATCAGTAGTTCGTCCTGTGCGAGCGCGAGCATATGATGACGTCTGGTGATGTACCAGTACACTGGGCGGTCCAGTTGGTGTTGACCGCTGCCTGGGGCCAACCTGACCCCAGGTGTAGGGCGATGGTCTGCTTCGGCGCCAAGTAGTACGTCTGACGGATGGTGCCCGTCGTAGTATCGCGGATGTCCACCTGCACATCGTTCGCGGTGCTGCGGTTGGCTATGATGATGTCTTGCATGCAGTGGCGCACGCTGGCCACTGCTGCGATCAACGTGGTCTCGGTGGTGGTTGTCAGGGCTATACGGTTCGGGTCAGTGAGCTGCGGCACACCACCTTCCATCGTGACCGTGCGCCCGTTCAAGTCGCCAATGGCACGGACTACATCGTTGTCAACTTCAGCCGCGACGTTCGTACTCCTGGCGTTCAATGCGACCTGAAGCGGGTTGCCGCTGGCGGCGGTACCGTGCGCGATGTTGCCGGTGGTTGTGCCAGCCGTAACGGTGCCGGACACCGTGGCGTTCAAGTTGGCAGCGGTTGCCTGGACGACCGTCTGCTGCGGGTGGGTGTACGACTCAGCGTCGAACCTGCTGAAGCACTGGACGCCGGTCGTGGTGCCGGTAACACCTGTCGAGATACGGGCGCGGAAGTACCGGAACATCAGCGGGCCACGGAAGCTACGATTGGTGGATGCTGCCAGTGCGTAGTTCGTGACTGGGTTAGCAGTCAGCGAGTTGATGTCATACATCGGCACGGCTTGGAAGTTCACATTGTCGTTGGACCCTTCAAACGTGATGGCGCCCGCCGTGACGGTGCCTGCTGCCGGGATGATCTGCAAGGTGACTGACTTGAAGGCAGTCGCATCGTACGACCCTGCGCCAGCTGAAGCGAGGACGATATTATTGTTCAGCGCTGTCTGGGAGCCTTGACCCGTTACGTTGGCGTCTGACACGCTGACCGGGACTGCAGTCGCCCGCAACTGGGCGTCGGTCACTGGCCCACTGACCGGGACTGCAGTCGCCCGCAGTTGGGCGTCGGTCAAGGGGCCGGACACTGGCTGCGTCTCAGACAGGTCGGCCTTCAGTTGCAGCTCGGTGAGCAGCGACGCGAGAGTTGCCTGGGTGGCTGCACCTGTGGGCAGGGGCAAGGATGCGGCTGACACTGGCTGGGTGTCAGTTGGCTGGGTCTTGGCGGTCAGCTCGGTTAGGAGGTCAGCCAAGGCGGTGACGATGGTGTCGAGCTTGGTGTTGCCGGTCGTTTGCAGTGCGCTGGTGCTTGCGCCTGTGGGCAGCGGCAAGGCGCCTGGGTCCGTAACGGACAGCTTCCCACCTACCAAGGCAGCGGGCAGCTTGCCGGACATGGCTGACAGGGTGGCCTCAGTGCTTGCGCCCGTGGGCAGGGCAATCTCTTGATCTGATGCCAAGGTAACAGGCAGGCTCGCGGCCTTGGTCTGCTGCCCCACTGCCGGCAAGGTCTCAACCGTGCGGGGCGTTCCTGCGGAATCCAGTACGGAAATACTCATGTTAGAACCCCAGGACAGGAACGTACATACTGTTAGAAGCCACAGAGAAATCAAGGGAACCACCGCCGGAGGGCGGGGGCGCATCGTCGCCGGTGTTGAGCACCGTCACGATGGACACCGCAATGGATACGTCTAGACCCATACGTTACCGCAGGAAGAGCATATCGGTGGCAGTGGTGGCGGTCGCGTTCACCCGCTTGGCCCGGATCGGGTGGATGCCGATTGGCAGGGACTTGAACAGCACGACCGCACCACTGGCCAGAAGGGCGGTCACGTCGCCGGCGACGCCGACGTAGATCGCACGGCTGACGAAGTTCTGCTCGTTGACGTTGTGCGGAACCACCACCTCAGCGTCGGTGATTGGTGAGGTGAGCCCGCTTCCGTATGTGGAAAAGGAATCAGATGCAGCCATGTTGACCTCCGCGTGACGGGCAGGCTACCCATTTCCTGCCTGTATGTAAACACAAATACAGCGACAATTGATAATCTGTTCCGGCGCTCCAGTGGGGTCGCCAGGGTAGTAGAGCTCGTCGTCGCCTACCTTGAACGCTTCCTCGAGCGGTACGATGTTGTCGTTGGCGTCAACGTGGTCCTCGCGCGTGCGAGCATCTTCCACGGATACCCATTGCTTCTGGAGGCTCAGCCCGCTGCCTTGCGCAACCTCAAAGGCTGCGTCCTGGCTGGCACTGTGCGTTTCTGTGCGGGCAATGGTGCGGGCGCGAGCGGTGCCCATCGTGCCGCCGATCAGATCAATTATCTCCCCAGCTATTCGGTCCTCATGTAGACCCTCAGAGGTTGCCCGTGCCAGGATGCGGTCGAGGCGCCGGCTCGTGGTCTTGGATATCTCTTCACTACGTTTGTCTGACCACTTGCGCACGAAACGCAAAGCAGAGGCCTCAAAGCGGGCGTCATCTTTCTTCGGCAGTAGGCGCCGAGCACGCTCACCGAACGTGCGAAAGATATCGCCGTACGCCACCCGCAGCAGGGTATGGAGGCGGTTCTCGTGCTCGGTTATGATGGTGTCCCGCTGGTGCCCCTGCGCTCGCGCGAGGGCTGCTGCGGTGCGCTGGAATTCTGCCGCCAGCTGAACGGCCATGCGCCGTTCCAAGGCACCCCTCAAGCGCTCTTGTTCCTGGTGCTCACGCACCCGGGCGGCACGACTCAGCCGTCCAAACATTCAACACACTCCCCGTCATCGTTCAGATCCGTGGCCTCAAACCACCAGTCGCAGGTCTTGCACTTGGCACAGTTGTGGAGCTCTAGCTTGGCCTCCAGACTGGTGTGGTCGCAGGACAGGCCCCGCATACCTAGAGCCTCGTCGAGCGTGAGACACGTGCCGATCAGCGTGTCCGCTAGGTCGTCAATGTCCTGCTCGGTCACAGGCGGTCCGCTATGCTCTTGAGGTCGGAGTGCAGTTGGCCCAGCAACCCGCTCACCGCCTTGGCTGGTGTGGGTGGCTTCGGCTTGCCGGGCTTGGCCCCTGGCTTCGGTGGGTCAACGGGCACCCCGTCCTCGTCGACTGGTGCGGTCTCGTCTGGTGCTGGCTCAGGCGGTTCGGCTGCCATGTCAACCGGGATGAGTGAGCTGGACACGAGGAGGACTGTGGTGCCGGGGGTGTCGAACGCTGGGTAGCCGTTCATCTCGCGCTTCTCATCAAGGGTCAGGTGCTGGAGCTTATCAATCTCGGCTGCCTGCTTGGCGAAGTACGGGGCCAACGCATCAATTCGCTTGCGGTCAATGACTAGGCGGAGCCCCTTGCCGTACCGTGGCACGAGCCACACGTTGAGCCAGTCCACCAAGTCCTGGAGCTCAGGCAGCACGTTGTCCAAGTACAGCCCCAGCCGGCCCTCCTCAAGGTTGCTGTACGTGGCGTCGCCTGGGATACCAAGCAGGATCGGCGGGCACCCCATGGTGAAGCTGATGGTGCGGGCTGCATCGCGCCGGCCTTCAATCCAGTCCATGTCCTTGGCGCTGATGGTGAGGTCCTGCCACTCCAGGTTGTCCAGGATGAGCGGGCGTCCGGCGTTGTTGCTGCCGATCAGCTTGCGGTCGATGTCCGCTTCCAGTTGCTTGCGTGCCGCTGGGGTTAGGCTCTTGCCGTTTTCCCCCTTGAACTTGAGCGCCCCCGTTGGGCGCATACCGTTCTTGAGCATCCGGGCGTTGTACCGGGTCGCCTCGTTGTGGGCGCTCACCTCCATCGCAGCTGCGCTCAAAGGCGGGAGGCCACGGTACTCACTCAACGGGTTGAAGGTTTTCCACATCATCAATTGCTTGTACTCACCCGTCATGTCGAACGGGATGGACTTGCCGTTGTTGCGGTACACATAGGCGCGAATGGAGCCGTCGTCCGCGGTCTGGCAAAACACCCGGTCCGGCCGGAGCGCCCAGAGCTCCAGGGGCGGCGACGACTCACTCGGGCCGAATTGCACCACAGGTGACTCACCGGCGATGCGCCGATACTTCATCAAAGCACTGATGAAATCCTTCTGGGTCTGCTGCGGGTTCGGGCGGGCGAGCAGTTGCATAAGGGGATGCTCGTCGTCCTCACTGCTGTCCAGGTCTTCCCACTTGCCGCCCTTGCCGTGCCGCTGGAGCTTGAGCGGGATGCCGCCCGCCGTGTCGGCGAACTTGTTTGCTGCGTTGCGGGCCACGCTGCACAGGATATACCCTTGCGTCGCGAGCTCGTCGTACCCCTCAGGCGGGGCGATGCCTTGGTCCGAGTGGTAGTTCTCAATTGCGTGCCCGACAGGGTTGGTCTTGCCCCCGAACAATACCCGCATCGCCATGGTGAGACGGTTGAACATGAGGCCCCTTTCAGTAGATTCTTGGGTCGTCGTCAGACAGCTCGTTGAACGCACCGCTCGAGCCGTCTACTTGGTCATCATGGCCGAGCTCTTCTCCGGGCAATAGCTGGCTCTCGTCACAGAAGTTTACCATTTCTTCTATGTAGTCATCATTCCAATCACCCTCAAGTAAGTAGACGCGCCCCTGCTCAGCGGCTGCTGACAGAGGCGCGGACCGGACCCACTTGCTACCTGTGGCCAGTATGGCCCTCGGTGCGTAGCGGTCGAGGAACTCAAACAGGTGATCGCGCTCGGCCACGCCGGCCTGACCTGGGTCCTGCTCCAGCAGCAGCTCAACATCAAGCCCATCCACGCGGGCGGTGTCTTTGATAAACTTCTTCACACCGCCAGGGGTAAGCCTGCACCGGGCCACATGCCGGATCCCGTAGTTGCCGTCGTTGTCCTTGAACATGCGCACCCCTGCCGTGTGGTCAGGGTCTTTGTTGCGCTCGCTGGGCTCGGTGCTGGCCCGGTCCCAATAGCGGACCTCTTTGATGACGTCTGCGAGCGGGCGCTTGACGATCTTGAACCACTCGCGCTTGAACCGCATACCACGCTCACGGCGGACATTCCAATTCCCGTTCAGCAGTAGCTCACGCTCGAAGAGTGGCAGGGCGTGCAGGTTGCCGATGTAGCTGGGGTCACCCTGCATCAGCGCGACGTTGTCCTGCACCTTGCTATTGATGAAGGTGAAGCTCATGGGCTTCTGGCCTTCACTGCACAGTTGGGCGAGCGAGTCGTAGTCATCGGCCCAGGTCATTGTCCCCTTGCCGTCGCGGATGAACCAGCGGACCACCCCGCACCGCTCCTCTATCGCCATGCCGGTCTTCGGGTCTATCCACCACATGAGCAGCTTGCGCACCCAGCTCACCGGGTCCGGGTTGGTCGTGGCCCGTATGTACGGCTTGACCCCGCACATGCTGCGGGCACGGCTGAGCATATAGAAGAACATCCGCTCGGTGAAGTTGGTCAGCTCGTCGAACCCAATCGCCGCCAGCTGGGCGCCCTTCCAGTCCTCTAGGTTGCTCTCGTGTTGCAGGTGGCGGAACACCATCTGGTTTCCGTTAGCGAAGTTCCAGCGGCTGTCCCCCCGTGTAGGCTTGCCCCCGAAGCTTTCCAACCACTTGACCGACTCGTCCCAGAGGCTGCCGGGGTTGAAGATCATAGGATACGTTCTTCTGAAGATAACTCCCTGGAACCCCTTGACCTTCTCGTTCGCACACCAGCGGGCTTGATCCCACAGGAGGGACGTTGTCTTGGCGCCACCTGCTGCCCCGCCATATACCACAATGTCCGCGTCGCAGGCTAGGAACATGGCCTGCTTCGATACCGTCTGCCCTGGCGGGGGCGGGTTCGGCTCTATGCGCACAACCTCTGGGGTCATGCTGTCCACAGGGTTGCCTCTTTGCCGTTCCGGCCGGACCGAGCCAGCCCCGCACGGGTCACAAGGCTATTCTTCTCCATGGCACGTAGGGTGAGCGCAACGGTGACGTGGTCTTTGTCGAGGGCCAGGGCAATCGCCTTGACGGTCATAGGGTCTGGGCCTAGACGCAGCACCCGCAGGATCTCGGCCTGGGCTGGGCGCGGCCTTGGCTGGAGGTCATGCGCCCGCAGAAGCTTCGGTTGTGCCCAGTGCCCAGCAATGCCACCAGCTGCCACAGGCGGGCACGCTGGGGCAGTTTGCAAGCGGGGCTTGCGCCCGGGTGCCTTGGGGGGCGGTAAGGGCAGGGCGAGCTCTGCACGCTGGGCGGGGGTCAGGCTGGCGTAGATCTCGCGTAGGTCAGGCACCTGGGCCTCGGCTGCTGTGTGGGAAGATGATCTCTACCTTGACGCCCCCGTGGTCGCTGTCGGCCTGCGGGGTCTTGGCGTCGAAGATGTCTGGGGCTCGGCGTTCAAGCAACCACTTCGCCGCATGCCAGTCGCCCCCTTTGAGGGCAGCCTTCACGGGCA